TACGAGTCTGTGTAATAATTTCGTCAGTATTAAACGAACCTGTGAAATCTGGTGAGAAGATCACAGCGTTTGTAGCAGACAGTGTAATAGCGTCTGCCAATTCTTCTGTACCGTACTTCAGAGGGTTCAGAACCAAACCGATACGACGGTAGTCGTTATCAGTTGGGAAGTCTCCAGAACCTTCAGAGTAGGTAAACTTAGTATTGATCATCACACGGAAACCACCCATTTCAATCTGGGGGGAAGAACCGTGACCGCCTTTCGGAGGAATAATAACGTCGATAGCACCACCAGAACCAGTACCAGCACCAATACCGTTTACTTCATCGATGATGATCTTACCGAATGAGTAGTTGGATCCACCAGATGTGACAGTAGCAGATACGATCTTACCACCGTCAACAACGATAGAGATACGACCACCAGTGCCATCGCCCTTAAGGGGTACGTTCTCATAGGTACCATTGTTATATCCAGAACCAGAAGACTGAATAACAACAGTATCGATCTCACCACCAACAGCATCAGACTGAACTGCAGTATCAATCAAGACAGGCATATAGTCTGCCGAGAAGAACTTCAGCACCTGACCCACAGGAATGGTGTACATATACTTCCAGCGATAACCGTCAGCGGTTGTGATGATGGAAGTGGATGTACCTGTAGGTTCAACGGTGGAAGGCTTACCGTTGGGGTCTGCAGGAGACGTACCGTTGTAAATACACTTGTAGCACTGATACGAGGAGTTCACCACGTAGAAGTCAGCGTCATACAGTTTGGTAGCACCAGAAGATGCTGTTTTACTGGATGAATAATCGTGACGATACATATCGTACACATAACCCAAACCACCAGTGGTTTGTTCGGGTGGGATCCAGTCAATACGACGAATAACCTGAATAGCGTCGTTCGCAAGAACACGCTTCATCGAGATCATATCATCGTAAGAATCCGAAAACTCCTGAAACGAATCAATAGGAGTTGGAGGATTATTCTCGTTATCCCATTCTTGAGGACGCCCAATGTAAACATACAGACGATCTCGATTCGCACCAGCAGCCACATCACTCTGAGTTTTATCGGGACCCTCCAGGGATTTGATAAAACGTTCAGCGGTAAAAATTCTAAATTGGTCTGTTAGTAGTGCCATTGGACAGTTTCTGCCTTCTCTTTATTTATAGGGGTTAGTCGGGTTCGTTTCTAACGTACGATGGATAAAAGATAAATTGAATCACACCTTGAGCGCCAGTGGAACCTCCAGTGATATTTTCGTTCTTATTCCAAAGATAATTACCCGCATTGGGGGTGGGGTTGTCTACAACCAATGTCTTAGTTGCAGAGTTCCAAGAAACGACAACACCAGCAACTCCACTAAGACTTCCAGTTACAGTTTCACCAACGGAAAAATTGTAATTATTGTTCATCGTTCTAAAGACGAACTCAATAGTTGCTGGGTGTGCATCACCATCACCAAGTGCACCAGCAGTAGCAACTGATGGAGACTTAGCAGGAAGAGATGCGTCGGTCATCTGATCACCAACTTGGAACAGAGAAGTGTTCTGTCCACCAAGAGTTTCTTCAATACCGTACAGTGACGATGCGATACCACCATCGAGACTGATCTCACCCTCATAATCAGTTCCCGTATTAATCAGATCGGGAATGCCATCACCAGCACCATCAAGTTCAGCAATGTCTTCAAATTTACGATCATTGATGATACCGATAGGTACAGTCAACTGAACGATTTGATCACCAACAGATTCGACTAATGTATGTGGTTCGACACCAGTCTGAGTAGATGCTGAAATACCACCACTAAAGTCGATAACTTGACTGATGATGTTGGATGAACCACCATCAATAAATGCTAGTTTATCAACCTCAAAGGTTAGGAACAGAGCACGCTCATTTGGACGCCAGTCATAAACACGAGCAATTTTGTTACTAGAACTTTCTTGAGTTCTAACAACTCTGTCTCCAACATTAAAGTTATATCCAGATACACCGTTCTGATCGTCTGCAAGAGAGTCAAGAAGAACTTTTTGATCATATCTAAAGTTAACTGCTCTATCACAACCAGTAAACGAGGTAGTTGTTTTACCAGTGTATCTGATGATTTCATTGTTCACCAAGATCTTACCCGAACCTGGGTACGGTGCCGTCGATTCAACAAAAATAGCATCGTCGGCAATACCAACAGGAGAAATCAACCCAGTTATGTCATAGACGAATGAGTTGTACGCTTGTCGATTTCTTGACTTCTTAACGAGGTCAGTTTTTCGGGTGAAAAGAACTTGAGGTGTAGTAGAGTACCCGCCACCAGGATCCAGAATATCAATACTTGTAATGGCACCAAGATCAACAGTGGCTTGGGCTCTAGATCCACCACCGCCACCACCGTTAAGCAGAATAACAGGGGGTGTTCGGAAATACTCACCAGGATTAGTGATATTAATTCTTTTGAGAATACCGAACTCATCAACTTCAGCGACACCTGTAGCACCTTGTCCATTACCTCCCGAAACAATCAGGTTAATGTCACCATTCTCATAATTTGCACCTGCGTCTTCTAATGAAAGACCTGTGACGAGACCTGTAACAGGACGAAGTTCAGCACCAGCACCACCACCACCTTTAATTTCAGCAGTAGTTGTAGATGTGAAATACTGGTCACCATTTGACAGCATCTGGATGTATTGAATTGATCCTGCAGGAGCAATCAACCCACCATTAATATCATATTGATCTTGATCCCAAAGAATCGCTTTGGCTACAGCTCCGTATCCAGCGCCTTCAGTATCAATGTTAATTCTAAATGGATCATAACCTTCGCCAGGATCCAAAACCTTTACAGCGGCAATCTGACCATTTCTAATAACTGGTTCTAAGATCGCAGCTCTAAGTGGAGTACCACAGTTAGTAACTTTTAACTCGGGTGGATCAGCATCTACGTATCCAGATCCACCATTAATAACATATACATCTCTAACACCGAATGTACTGTTAAATACTGGCTCAATTTGAGCACCTGATCCTGGGACTACTCTTGTCATTTATCATCGAATATCAAGGGTACCGCTCATAGCTGTGTGCACTGTACACTGATAATAGAGGGTGTTTGGTGCATCCATAGGAACGGTGAAAGATTGAATACCCGACTCAGAACCTGTAACGCCAGTGGTGTATGCACTTTGACCAGTACCAGCAGTAGTTTGAATTCTCAGAGGGTGTACACCACCTGCAAGATTGTGGAAGTCGTATGTAAATCCACGATACAGAACCAGTGTAGGATCATCAGCACCTGCACTAGGCAATCCAGGACCCTGTACGGTGTAATTGGATGAACCCGTGGCACTGAATCTGAACAGCAGAGTGGGTGAAGGCTTGTGGATGGTATTGTTGTCGTGACCCTTAATCATCGAGGATCCAACAGGCGCATTATTCAGATTACGACGGAATCCACCATCGTTATCTGAGAAGTTTGTACCATCGTTAGCAACTTGGATTTCTCCATTAGTATCTAACTTGATACGCTTCGTACCGATCTTAATTTCTGCACTATCAGGAAGTTCCAAGTTGTTGGAAGCATCCATCGAGAGTTTCTTAGTTCCACCAGAACCGAAACGAATTTCAGCGTCAGTAGGAATCTCAAGGTTGCCACTGTTATCAAACTTAATTGCCTTAGCAGCATCACCACCAAAACGAATGTCAGTTCCAGCAGCAAGATCAAGGTTGCCACTACCATCAATAGCGATAACTTTAGTGCTCGCCTGATCACCAAAACGGATAGAACTATTAGAAGGCAGTTCTAAGATGCCATCATCGTCGATCTTCATCGAACGACCAGCACCAAAATTAAGTTCCTGACCACCAAGATCAACTTTACCTGCTTCGTCTTCAGAGACGATGCGGTTCATCGAACTGATTTTCAGAGCAGAAGCGACGTTGAGGTCTGTGCTAGAAGATGCCCCAGCAGTAGACACCCGAATAAAACCACGAGCACCACCATTTTCGGCGGTAAAGTCAGTAAAATCTGCATCAATTTTTGCACCTGTCGCGTCCTCAATTTCCAGTTTGGTGCCTGCCTTCATAGCACTGAAGCGAACACGGAACTTCTCTTCCTGAGTGGAATCTTCAGATGCCAGCTTCGAGGTGATTGTACGTGTTGCACCAGTATCGATTGCCTGTACGGTGTGATGCTGTCTCTTTCTACGAGTGATTTCCTGAGTAGTATTGTCTGTAGAAAGACCAGTATCATCCAACCAAATGGTAGATGCACTCAGATAGAGATCACGGAACTTGAGTGTAGAAGAACCCAGATCGTACGTACTGTCGCTATTGGGTAGAAAATGCGTATCGATAACAACGTTGCCAGAACCGTTGTTAGAGAGATTGGTGATCGAGGAGCCCCCACCCCCACCACCTTGCAGGTCATCGCCTGCTTGGAATCTGCTGTTAGCATCGTTCCACTTGAGAACTTGACCGTTGGTAATACCAGCAAGGTCAACATTAGACAGATCGCCAATGGCAAGTTGACCCTCAGTAAATACCGAACCGTTCCATTTCAGGACTTGATTGGTAGAGGGAGACCCGATGCTAATTTGCAGGTTAGTATTGTCACC